AGACCAGTGTCAACTAAATGTTGCCATGCCTCCCTGACTTGATCCTCATGATCAGCTGGAATGAATCCCTCTGCAATACCTACAGCTGTGTAGTTATCCATTACTCCTCCCCCTCTTTAACTAAACCGCTTTCTCGCATTATTGCTTCTACAGTATTAGCAATATCAATAAACTGATCTTGCTTCTCTTCTGTGTAAACCTCTGTGCCGTTTTCGTCTATTGTCCAGATTTGATCAAGGGAAGAGTATTCAAGAATGTAACTTGATAATTCTCCATACAACTCTACCCATTTTTCAGTTGGTATTATTATTTTTTTCATTAGTTTTGCCCTCCATTTTTTCTTTGTTCAAATAAATACGTTCTGTACTTTTGCCTAACAACGCCTTCAAAATCTCCGTCAGGATCAATTGCATACTGGCTCATGTGATCATATAGATTCTCTAAAGCATCCCAAGTAGTAACTTTTGCATCTACTAAGATTTGCTCCATGTCTTCTATTGATCTTTTCATTTTCATTTCTATTGTTGTCATATTCCCTCCTACGGTTTGTTTGACTAAGACCTCCTCGATTCGCGGGGAAAAGAGAAGGTTTCGACCAATCAGGTCTCATCAGTTAGCCTATGAGTGATAGTACATATCCCAGCTACGAACTATGTCATATATGTTGTACTCAGAACCATTCTTGATAGCCTCAGCAAGATCATTGAAGACCGCTGATCTGTACTCATATCTGTCAGGCTTGTTAATGGTGTAGCCCTTGTCCATGAAGTAAGCAAAGGATTGGACCAGTCCATGATCCTTGGACTGCTCTTTAGTGATCCATTTAGCCATATCTTCTGCTTGATCATGGAATGATCTTTTGAGCTCAACATAATTCAAGAAGTTTGTGTGCTCACGTTGAATAAGCTCATCTTTCTCACACTTGCCCATGATCTCAGTAGCAATAACCATTTCTTGTTCCCAAGTTATTTGAGCATCAGTTTTAGTATTTAGTTTTGTCATATTTACCTCCCAGTAATTGTTTTGACTAAGACTCCCCGTAGGGAGTTTCGCTCATTGAGAGCTCATCAGTTAGCCTGCTTTGCGTATCACCTCCTCTTGTAACACTCTTGGGTTATTAAACTTCTTGAAGCCATAACTGTCGCAGAAATAAAAGTTACCCAGATCATCTTCAACAATGTCACCAACGCTCAAGCTGTGAAAGTTTGTATGCTTGACGATTGATGATGCTGTATCAAGTGCATAATCAGAACCAGAGTTAAGAGCAATAAAAACATCTTCAGGATTGTTTCCCTCGATCTTTACATCACAAACATGCGTGTAATGTTTGAAGTAGGAATCACTCCAATCTTTAAAACCCATCATTGTTTCTAATTTTGCTTTGTACTCAGGGTACTTCTCACCAGCAGAAGTATGGCTCTCACCATCTGTATTAACAAAGTCATAGACCTCATTGCTTACTGTTATTTGATATACGTTAAATGTTGTCATAATTGCCTCCTTGGCTGTTTGTTTGACTAAGACGCCTCACGGCGTTTCGACCAATCAGGTCTCATCAGTTAGTCTTGAACCACTTGGTTTAAATGAAAATTCATGTTTTCTTGGTATTTTGTAAAACCACTAGAAGTTATTTCTTGTGATTGGATTAACCAAGCAGAAAATACTTCTTGCGGGCTTAGTGCAACCCAGCGAGTGTTATCAATGTACTCAAATACAGCCTCAAGAATTCCAACATATGTTGCATCGCTTGCAGGTTTACTTTTGTATGCCCATACATACATAAGGATAATGCTTGAAAGTGTTGGCTTTTCTGCATGCTTCATAGCGTTAGCTAGTATTTCGTTATTAGTTGTCTGTCTTAATGTTGTCATATTGCCCTCCTTTGGGTGTTTGTTTGTAAACATTGATTACATATTAATGCCATACGATATGTAGTGTCAACAAATATCTGCAATTATTTTTTTGATCTATAGAAATGTTTGTCTTGATCCTGTATCTTTATTTCATCATCAACAGAACTTTTATCTGAAAGAAATGGATACATCAGGAATAGAAATGCGTATAGCAAACCTTGAGAAACATATGGAAGAGGTACTTTCATTTGTGAGGCACATACCTGTGCTTGAGGAAAGAGTTGGAAGATCATTAAGCCAGTCTTCAGATCATGAGATAAGACTCAGAACTCTTGAGAAATCACAAATGAGAGACAACGTGCAATCAAAGTGGGCTGAAAGAATTATTGGCGGTGTTGCAATTGGTTCTATCATAGGAATTGGCGGAGCAATATTTACTTATGTTCTTTAAGAAAAACGAACCAGAAGCGATACTTGAAAGATTCGCATATCTACCAGACGGAACTCTTGGCAAACTAACAATAGATGATCAAGTCTTTTGGATCGCAGAGCGTCCGTGGCGGGGAAATAAAAAAGAGGTCAGCTGTATACCAACTGGCACATATACATGTAAGGCGTATACATCAAAAAGATTTGGCAACACGTTCGAGATCACAAACGTAGAAGACAGAACATACATACTATTCCATGTAGGCAACTTTCCTGAGAAGGACTCACACGGATGTCTTCTTGTAGGTGAGAGCTTAATGAAAGGAACCACCGCAGTATCATCAAGCAAGGTGGCAATGAAACGATTCAGGGATACACTCCAAGATGTCAAAGAGTTCGAGATCGAAGTCAAAGACACAACTCCATACGACTGGTCGTAAGACTAGAACATGCACAACTTGCAAAACCTGCAAGGACATAACGAACTTTGAAATAAGCAAAGGATATAGAGCTAGGAAGTGTAAGGCGTGCCGTTCCGCGGGGAGAAGAAAAAGAATGACAACAAGCCCGTACTCTTACATAAGCAACCTATACTCACAATTAGCATATAGACGTAAGAAGACACACAACTTTGATATAGACAGAGACGACTTATACCGTATATACGACAAGCAAAAAGGTAGGTGTGAATACACAGGAGTATCAATGACTCACATTAAGGATGGAACAGGCTATCACCTATCAAACATCTCTATTGATCGCATCAATAATGATCTTGGATATGTGCAAGGAAACATAGCTCTGGTGTGTCTGTCTTGTAACATGATGAAGTACACGATGGAGTTAAAAGATTTGATCAAATGGTGTAAACTAGTAGCACTACATAACGAGGAATAACTATGCCAATTAACAACAAGACAATGAAGCAAAAGAAAGAGGAATTTGTTCAGCATTATTTGATAACAAAGAACGCAACTGAGTCAGCCAAAAGATGTGGATACTCAGAGAGGTCTGCTTACAATAGTGGGTACAGATTGATGAACGATGATGAGGTCCAAGAAATGCTTGCAAAAGAGTTGTCAGAGTCCAAGGAACGCAACCTACAAGACCATGACAGCATCATAGAGCAACTCAAAGCAGAAGCCCTTGGCGATGTAGGCGGTCACACCGCAGGAAGCCGTGTCAAAGCCTTAGAGCTACTCATGAAGTATTACCAGATGATTGATTCCTCTTCTAAGTTAGAGGTTTCAATGAAAGATTCTTGGTTTGAGACTTTAGATTTTGCCAGTAAAGAGGATCACCTTAATTAGGTGACACTTTCATCAATATCATCATAGACCTCATCAAGAACCCTTTGTTTATAAGGGGCGGGAGTGCTGGACAAGGTACCTCATATACATATACCCATATCCCTCTCCCTCTCTCTTCCCCAAAATATAAAATATATAAATAGGGGGGGCATGTATTTATGGACTTAGAAAGCAAAAAACCAGAAATCAAAAAAATTATAAATACCTTTAAATCGAATTTGCCTCTTTACGCAAAGCACTGTTTAAAAATTATAAATAAACAAGGTAAGTTAATTGAGTTTGAGTTCAACGAAGCACAAAAAATGCTAGATGAACAAATTAATAAACAAATAAAAGAGCGTGGGCACGTCCGAATATTAATATTAAAGTCCAGGCAAACGGGTATATCTACATACTGCCAGGCAAGAGGGTTCTGGAAAACAGTAACAGCACAGAATCAGAACGCCGTAGTGGTATCACATCTTAATGAATCCACAAAAGCTATCTTTGGAATGGTCAGAAACTTCTATGACAACCTACCACACCCAATAGTTACACCAGAATTAAAAGAGTCTACTAGTAATTCAATGGCTTTTACCCACGGATCAAGATGGAGAATCGCTACAGCACGAACGGGAGAGGTTGGAAGGGGTTGGACTACTAACTATCTACATGGTTCTGAGGTAGCCTTCTATCCAAACGCAGATATTATTCCAGGATTATTACAAACAGTCCCCGAAGCAGAGTCCGAAATATTACTTGAGTCCACCGCGAATGGAGCAGGCGGTTGGTTTTATGACGCGTGTATGCGTTCACTGCGTGGTGAAGGCGAGTGGGAAATATGTTTTATCCCGTGGTACATGATGTCTGAGTATAGAAGGAAGGTAGATCCATACTTTGAGCTAGAGCGTGAAGAGGAAGATATTAAACGTATGTTTAATCTTGACGATGAGCAGGTAATGTTTAGACGATTGAAGATGCAGGAATTAGGTGGCGAAGATTTATTCAGACAGGAATATCCGTCCACCCCGCAAGAAGCGTTTTTGACTACAGGTAGATTGTTTGTTGAGCCTAAGTTTATAGATCAGGCAGCAGTAGAGTGCTACACCCCCGTTTCCCGATTTGACGTGCGAGATACAGAGTTCGTACCACATGCAAAAGGGCTCCTAAAAATTTTCGAGAATCCAAAGGATTCTCTAAGGTATTGTATTGGAGTAGACGTTGCGGAGGGATTGGAGCATGGAGACTACAGCTGCATCCAAGTCCTAGATCATATGGGGTGCCAAGTTGCAACCTGGTCTGGACACGTTGACCCCTTCGACCTAGCCTACATAGTTTCCAAAATCGGATTGCACTACAATAAGGCGTGGACATTGATTGAAAGAAACAACCACGGTCTAACTACAATAAGAAAAATACAAGAACTTAATTATCCAAACCTTTATGTACAACAAACCGTAGACGATGCGTACACCGATAAGCTAACAAGGCGTGCAGGGTTTTTAACAACAAGCAAGACAAAGCC